AAAGACTGTCATATCATCGAATGTAAGTTCGGGACGACTTACAGTCATAACCTGTTTGGTTAATTCTGTACTAGGAGCACCACCAACACCAAACTGATCTAACGTAACGCGAAAGCGATACGCTAATTTTGGCATCAACAGTCCCTGCGTAGAAGCACCTTGGGTGCCGGCTAATGGTACAGTGAATCTATTTAAACTTCCTATTGGCATATGAATGCTCCTTAATCTATGTTATTTACCTATTATAGCCCGGCTTTGATGGCACCAGTATTTTTCAGTCTTAAAGGAATATAAATGTATTCAACTGCTTTAACAGGTTCGATAGCAATATCCATATACAACTCATTACGATCAATTCTTGCATTGGTATTGTTTGTTTCATCGCAAACTACAATGTAATCATGTAGAGCACGTTGACCTGCTAGTTCTGATAATAAACTTTCTGCTGCTGCTTTAATTTCACGGCGAGTCTGTGCATCATTAGGTTCAAACAAGAATGGTCTTGCAAGAATATCTAACTGACGACGTAGATAACAAACTAAACGAGCAACATTAATTCTATCTAATGAACTTGCATTTCTAGCACGAGTACGTTGACCGTATACTGTTAATCCAACACCAGGTAAGGTTGCAATTGGATTGATCTTAACAATGTCCAATACATCTCTCAAACTCTGATGTAATGCTGCTGTTTTAAATTCACCTTCGCTGGTGATATAACCAACTGACGTAGCATTGTCAACACCGCCACGACGTGTTCCTGCTGGAGCAAACCAAACATAACTCTTATTGTCGCTATTGATAATTGTACGTAGTACCATATGACTCGGCGGTACAACAATGTAATTGCCATTATTATCATTTGTATATCCACTTGGGTAATACATTGCCATATATTCATCATAACTTACTGCACCGTCCTCATTATTATCTAATGCTAATGCTGTATTGTTACCCCAGTTACTTAACTCAGTTCCTGTTGGAAGTAAGCGGAATGGTGTATCACCAACTACAAATGCAGTAACTCCACGATCAGTGTTAAATCCGACCATGTTCTGAATTGCTTCTGGATATCCAGGAGCAGCAATCAAATTAAAGACCACTGTGTCTGTATCTCTAATAATTGAATTTGTATCAATTGTAGATTTTAATGCTGCTACAACTTGTGCTCGTTGTGCAAAACGTCCAAATACACCAGAACCGTCTTCTGCAACATTATTTTGACTTACCCAACGATCTCTATTATACACAGACATGTCATCACCATCGCCAACATGTGGATAACGTGGATTCATTTCTTCGTTTGCAGTGATATCAATATGACCAGAAATAAATTTCTTAACATTATTACCACTTCTACGTGTATTCCATAAACGCATACCTTTTGGATAGATTGCAGGATCAGGAGCGTCTGGGTCTAAATAATCACTGTTTAATAAAGATTCAATGCTGGTAAGATATTCAAAGTTGTCCTCACCATTAACACTCCAACGTGCATCAGCAAACAACCAACCAGTTGGTGTTGTTTGATCTGTTGTATCTTGTGCTATCCATTTACTACCAGTTACAATGGTTTCATCATATACATATATATCTTTACCATATTTTTCCATGTCTGCTGTAGAAATCCAAATATCACCTGTTTTTAAAGCCGAACCACCACTTTGTTCCATTGGTTCAACTGCTGCAACAATAGGACCTAATGGATCTGTATCTGCATATTCACTAGCATAGCCAACCCATGTGTCGCCGTCGTGAATTAAAATATCAACTTGATCAACTACAGCATCGCACCATAATTGACCGTTTGCTGGAGTAGTATATGGAGCATCGTCTTTTGCTTCATATACTAATGCTTTCCAGTTTGTAGCAAGATAATCAGCAGTAGTATCTTTAGCAGGAGGTGTGTATAAATTGTCAGAACCTGTTTTTGCAACAGCATCATAAACAACAAATCCTGCATCCCCAAATGGACTAGCAGTTGCATCATTGATCTCAAAGTCGCCACCAAGGTTGTGTGTTATGGTTGTTTTTTTAGTAGTGCTATTATAACTGGCTGTAACATTAATCATACCCATACCGTTGATAGCATCTGCTAATAATTTTCCAACAGTATCAACTGCATTACCAGCAAAACCAGCACTGACAAAAGCGCCCCAAGCACCATCTATTGCTTCTCTAATCTGAAATGAATAAGCGGATTCTACACTTAAACCAGGGCTGGCATTACTAACAACTGATGTAACACCTTTGTGAGCACGACGCCATATTTTAAAACTAGCGGTGTCGTTACCACTTTCATAATCAGTTTCAATAAACAAACTACCTTGGGCAATATTTAATCCACCTGTTGGATCAATTGCTTTTGTTGCAGCAGGAATACTAGCGTATAAAGGAGCAGTAACAGTATCCCATCCTTGTACACCACTATTATATCTTTTAACGCTCCACTTTGCTCCGCTTGTAGGTGTTGTAGTGGTGATCCAAACATCACCCGTAACCCAGTTAGTTGTAGTTGGATAATCATAGTGTGTACTAATTTGACGAGCAAATGCTACTCCCCACGCACCACTCGCTCGGTACCACAAATAATTTTCATTATCTTTAGTAATTACCATACAGTAATCACCGTTTTTACCAAATGCAGGTTGCGGAACACCGGCGTTTACTAAATCTGCACTAGTCTCATCATTGATTACAAGTGGTGTTATAACTTTAAATTTCTTTGTAGTATTATTCCACTCTTTAATGCCGTATACGCCAGCATTAGTATCAACCCAATATGTACCGCCGACTGGTTTACCAGTTGGAATTGTACCGCTTGGAACTAACATTCCTGTATTAAGATCTGCTCTAACAACATAAGCACGGCTGCTAATTCCTAGCAAACTATAAACGGCTTGTAAACCATATTCGTTTAATTCGTTACCATGTTGTGGATTACTACTTGCATCAGTATAGAAACGCGGAGTACCAAACGTATCTGTTAGATCACGTTGGCTGGTCATTAGCCATACTTTACCAGCATTTGCTGCCGTAGTACCCAATGCGGTAGTTCCGCTTGGATTTGTTTTATCTTGTGCAGATGATACAAATACCATAGGTATTGTTCCTGCTGCGCCCGCAGTGTAGAAACTTTCGTCGATTACTTGTACGCTTACGCCTGGTGAATTTAATATTGCCATATGTAATATCTCCTAAATGGATTACTTGAGTTATTTAGCAGGTATTTAAAAAAACGAGGGGTTAAATACTAGTGAAAAGGGCAACAAAAAGGGCGCAAATGAGAAATCTATGTAAAGAATGTGGTCAAAGACCTGTGGCAATTAACTATTATAAAGAAGGTAAGGCATTTTATAGGTCTAAATGTGACCACTGTGCTAGCCATCGCAAAGACGGTATTCCTCTATGGCATAAAGCAGGTTACAAAAAAAAAGCCACATGCGATAAATGTGGCTTTACTTCTAAATATATAGAACAATTTAATGTATTTTATGTTGACGGTAATCCTGTTAATTGCAAGTATATTAATTTAAAAACTGTATGTGCTAACTGTCAACGAATACTACACAAACTTAAATTGCCTTGGCGACAGGGAGATCTTCGACCAGATTTTTAATTTGTTCAAATAACGAATCAATAGTAGTGTCATTAAACACAGTGTGATCAATTTTACCACCAACCCAGGAATACTCACTAGCATGTATTTTTGATCTTTCTAATTTCATACCGCTCAACGCCCAAGTTGAATTACCATTTGGTCCACGATTATATGACTGGGCAGCAGGGAACCAGTTAGGATCTTCACCTCTTTTAATTCTTACCACTAATCCACCAGCAGTATGAATAGCAGCAATTTCATTAGGAAATCGTACGTCACTAATAACAATGTCATCGTTTGTAGATAATAGTTTGTACTCTAAACTAGCAATCCAAATATCATCATGAAATGCCTTTCGGCAAACTTCAGTACCCCAGTATTGTAGTATCCAACGTGGAGTAAGATCAGGCATTCCTAGACGTTTTGCCCACCACGGATCTATTTGTTCTCGCCATTCTCGGGCTTCTTTTGTACGGCCTTCGAGTAATGTACGATCCCAACCAAACACAGCCGCTATAGCATCTTTTAATGTGCCGGCAAAACTGTCTCTTCTAAATCCGTGAAAATTAACCAAATAATCAGCCGCAGTATCTTTTCCGCTACCAATTAATCCCACAAAACCAATGATCATAACATCCTCAAGTAATACTATAATGTATTACAATTATATTAATTTGTCAATAATTTGTTAGCCAATTACAAAGGTAAGTGGCGTACCGCCATCTTTGTAATTTACCAAATCAAGTTCTAACGTTTCAATTTCGGCCTTACCTTCACCTTTTAAAGAAGCACCGTTTAATTGTGTGGTTCCAGATGGTGCAGCAATACTAGCAAACTTTTCACGTGCTTCACCTAGCATAAGTTTACAGGTTGCTAATGAGTAATCTTTAAGCCATTGTCCTGCAAACTGATCTTGCATTAAGTTAAAGTCTGGACGATAGTTGTATAACCATAACATAACTTCTTCTTCGGCTCTGGGACGTTGCATAACTGTAAGTTTTTTAGTAGTTCTGTTGAAAGCAAAATTAATTTCGCTACCAAACATTTTACCTACCAATTTCTGATAACTGGCAAAAGCAAAATAAGTTGCTAATCCACCCATATTGCTTGATGTAAGCAAATAAGTGTTGGAATATGCTAGGTTAAATGGTTCAAATAATGTACCACCTTGTCCACCACCACTTCTACTTCCAATGCTACGACGGAATATTTGACGTACATTTGTTACCTCTTGTGGTAAAATATATTCGTTTTGATCTAATTGTAGTGTGAGAAATCCAAAACTTTCTTCTGTAGCATTTGAACTTCGTTGGCGAAATTTAGACAATGCTCTATCAATAGCAGTATTGTAATGTACAGGGTCTAATTCTACATCAACCATACCACTGCCTAACATGGCTTTGACATATTCTACAATTTGTTGGCGTTCGTTTTCGTTCTCAGTCATGTTAATATTTAGTCCATAAATACAATACTATGCCAAGACTATCCATGTACCGCCCTGAAAAGGGCAATGATTTTAAATTTATAGATCGTGTAATCAACGAAGAATTCCAAGTAGGTGGCACTGACATCTATATACACAAATATCTTGGACCTGTGAATCCTGAAGAAGGAAATAGTACACCAACACAACCTAACAATTCTAACCCTATTCCTGAACTAGGAATACAAGATTTACTTTTTATGGAAAATAGAGATCGTCACTATTCTCCTGATGTTTATGTTATTCGTGGAATTTATACCATGCAAGATTTAGATTTTAATCTAAGTCAATTTGGACTATTTTTAAACAATGATAATATCATGATAAACTTTCATCTAAGTAGCAGTTTTAATGCTCTAGGAAGAAAGATTATGGCAGGTGATGTAATAGAATTACCCCATCAGAAAGATGAATATGCATTGGATGATAGCATAGTAGCATTGAAAAGATTTTATGTTGTAACAGAAGTTACAAGACCTGCCAGTGGATATAGTCAAACTTGGTATCCTCACTTGATTAGAGCAAAATGTCAACCCCTAGTAGACAGTCAAGAATTTAAAGAAATTCTTGATGCAGATTCAGGTGCAGAAGATGGCAGTACATTGCGCGATTTATTATCTACCTATAAGAAAAATATAGAAATTAACAATCAGATTATACAACAAGCAGAAGCAGATATTGAAGAAAGTGGATATAAAACTGGACAGTATTATGTTATTCCAATTTCTACAGGAACTGATGGTTTGGCATCAGTAGCAGATGC